ATCTTTTTTCGCAGTTCGATTATATACATCACCTGTATATCCACTAGCAGGCGAATAGAATGTAATCGATGGAGTATCTCTTAGTGGTTCTGGGAATTTATAAAAATAATCTTTCTCTGGTGTGATTGTAAAATCTACAGAACTTATGCTTGGAGTATCATTATCCAACATAGTTACTGTATGTGTAGATTCATCCATATTATAACTTCTTTGATAGAATCTCTTACACTTATTGTGTTCTTCATTTTCCTCGGTCCATGGATTATTTGTAGCAACTAATCCCCTTTCCAATTTAACTTTTGCTAAATCTAAAGTTGTGCCTGATAATTTTTCTGTTCTAAACCCTACACCAAGATAATGTTTTCCTGATGGAGTTGTAGTTATATTTGGAACTTGGAATGCTACTTCATATTTGTTCCACACTGTTCCCAAAGAAACCGTAGAAGGATATGTTGTCGTTGAAGTACTACCATCCCATTGTGTAACAGAAACATCCATTGTTGAACCAGTAACTCCACACTTAGACCAGAACGATAATGATACTGTTTCATTTCTTGCAGTACGAACATCTTCTATTCTATTTTCAACATGAACATAATCTAATGTTGTACCAGATGTAATATCATTCTTTATAGAACAATAATATTTTGGTTGACCATATACTTCTGTTTGGTTTGTGTCGAAAGTTTGTCTTTCAATGTTCCATGTTCCTTGATTGCCAGAAGTAATACCATCAACCCTTACCCAACGGTCTGCAAAGTATGTACTTCCAGTATTTACATAAGAACTGCTCTTACCGATATCTCTTTGCCATACATCAAACCCACCGTTAATCATCATGTTTGGATTAATTGCACTACCGAATGTAACACCACCAGCAGTTGAAGAACGATGCGCCCACGAACCAACCGACCCGTCAGAAGAATATGATGTGTCTGGTAATTGATTAAGAACAATACCACGAATATCGCTGCCTATGTCCCAAACTATAGCAAATATCTTTTTAACATCACCCTCACCAGGATAAGTGTTGGTTAGTTTTCCATTTGACTGGTCCACATACAACAAACCAGTTTGACTATTTGATGGGAAATTATCTACCCATCCAGTGTGTGCCAATTCGATATGCCACCCACCAACATTAAAGTTTCCTTGAGTGCATATACCGACTGCTTTGTCCCAATTCGACTTAGTATCGCCGTTACATATAAACCAACCGTTTGAATCACTCAATGCTTCGTCTTCATCATAACCAACAACATGACCAACTTCAAAAGCAACATCATTACCTATCGGAACAATACTTCTATTATTGTCTATTCCACCAGTACCACCAGTACCTGTACCCTGTAAGTATTGACCTCTATAGTTAAGAACCAATCCCTTATCAGAAGTAATACCCATCAAAACGGGTTTACTAACATATCCTGAAATTACTGGTTCGATTGTAGTAAGTCCACCTGTTACGCCTGGGTCTAAGAAATATACTTCACCTGCACTAAGACCATACCCTGTAACATTTGCTTCAGTAAAGTCGCCTTGAATTACACCATTTGTAGTGACTTCAAAATATGTGTTATCTTCTGTATATGGGGCACTTCCTAAAACTACTTTAGAAACAACACCATAAACTTCTGCACCAGTAGTACCACTTGCTTGTGCGAGAGTGAATCCATAACCATAATCTAGTCCAGAAGCATCACCATCAACAGTAGACATTCTAATTGGTTGTCCAACAGTAAATCCACCAGAAATTCCAGTTAATCCTGCTGAATGACCATATCTAGATTTAATTCCACCTAGTACAAAATCTCCATCAAGATTTAAAGTTCCTTGAATAGTAACACTTTCGCTAAATGTAATACCTTTGGTTATTGTATCATTTAAATCAACTCTAAAAACACCGCCCCAAGTTGTGCCATCAGCAGTAGTGCCGAGGGTTAACCCAACACCATCACCTGAAACACCGTTAAAAATTCGTATATTATTTAATTTCTCAACAGTATAATTGTTGTAATGATTAACCCAATCCAAAAAGGTGTCGTCACCTGTTAGATACGGTATGTCGTAATAATTGTCGTCTACATTTGCCATATATGTTATCTCTTTACTTTATTTATACCTTTTTTACAATCAATACTCTGCAATTAATATATTATTCATATATCTTACTTCTTTGTTTGATGTATCCACAACGCACACAGGATTCATATTTTCTCTTTTTGCAAAATCGGCGTTGTCTAGGGGCCAAACACTGTTTGGAATATCAACATAGTCAGACCCACCCGAACCATATATATCCCCTACAAAATTAATAGTATATCTACTTGCACCACAAGAAGCAGAGTTGGGTGTACCTGTTGCGTTATCTGCAAGTTCTTCATCTTGCGAACCATCTGTTGATGTTCCACACTCTACATAATCAGTTTCTAGTGTAAGCCCTACGGTAATATATCTGCCGCCTATATTGTTAGTTGTTGGAACATTCTGTTCTATTTTGTTCTTTAAATAAATCCAATGTTTTAATCCACTAACTTGATTTGGCATATCATCTTCTACACCTTTCCAGTGACCTTTGTCTTCCACTAACCACCATCCTGGATTAAATGTAATCATCATCTGGCCACCAGATGGTGTTCCCACTTCCACAGACTTCTTTGGAGATGTACTATTCGGTTGTTGATATGGAGATATAAAAGGATGTAAAGGTGTTGCACCTCTCCATCCAGGACCAGACACAACCTTATCTTGATTATGACTTCCACCTGCAATACCACCAACACCTATTCCTGTTTGTGGTGGTGAAGTGGGAAAATTGTTGGCCAGTCCATCACCACCTTCTCCACCAGGAGAATTAGATTTCCATGGCATCCATGAACTTCCTGCACCAGAAGTAATCCAGTTGTGCATCATTGAAATTGTCAAAGACATTTGCAACTGAAAGTTTTCTTGAATTTCGTTTAGTTCAGATGCTTGTAGAGAAAATCCAGGTCTAAATGCAATAGATTTATAATTACCCTTTTCATGCTCTATGTCATTACTATCAAAGTTTACATTTTTATCTTCAGTCCTACTGTAATAGGGTTTTGGTGTTAAAGGAAATGAACCGTCTGGGCTACCTCCTTTATATAATGGTTGTATATTTGTCATTTTAAATTAATCTCCTAAGATGTTGTTACCTTGCCGATGCCTTGGTCTTGTCCATACAGAATTTCTAAACTCACTACACTTTGTGTTGATACAATATCAAAATTCAATGTCATTGCCTGTCTGAATAGTGTTTTTGTTTTGGTGAAATCTATATCATCATTGCCATTACTTTTTGGATTATAATATACACTCTCTACATTCATTGACAATTTTGCGGCAGTGTCATCAATATTTGTAACGACACAAAGGGTTTTACCTACCAAATCCTTTGCATAAGAAGTTTGAAGTGGAACTCTAACTTCCGTACCGCTTCTTCTTTCTGAATCATATGCAACAATATTATTCAAACTGGTGTCGGTGTATATGTTTTTGTTCCCTGTTGTTACTAGTCGTTCACTGTTGTGCATTACCTCATTTGCTTTTGGTAATTCGGCAAGTCCCTCCACACTTGGTGAAAAAATCCCAGTTACTGGACTTACTGTAATCAAAGGTACTAGAGATTTGAAATTCGTAGCGTTTGGGCCCAAACCACTATATATTGGCGCACCAGCAGTGTCATACAATTCTTGTATAGCATAATAATCAAATCCTTTTGGTGTATTAGTTGTGCCTGTTGAAACTGCCTTAAAAGTATCTGAAATATCATTTGCATTTACTACTACATGGAATAATGTAGAAAGTTCCAGAATTTCATCAAGATGTTTTGCCATGCCCCCAATAGGTGTTGTGGTGATTTTAACTATATCATTAACATTAACACCTACAGACCAATTGGGAAATATTTGTCCCCATACAACTGTATCAACTATTGCTGATGTATATCCAGAACCTCTTTCTTTTGGTTCTTCAAAACCATCAATGTAATGCAATCCACTAACATCGTCCCTCACCACAGAAATTGGAATATATGCTTCTTCTTTAAGACTACCTGCTCTTATAGGAAGATAGAATGTTCCATCTTTTATCTTAGTATCATAAGTTTCATAGGCAATCGTCCTTGCTTCGATTGGTATACTACTCAAATCAATACTTGCAGATAATACAGCACCAGAAAGATTTACTTCTTGTTCATTAATTATTCTTGCATTTCTTCCTAGTGCAGAAGTTGTTGGTGTTACATGTTTATCATTAATAACACTAGTATAATAACTGTTCTCGTTCCAATCAATTGTACATCCACAAGGACCACAATCTGTTGGATAATTCTCTCCATCACATCCTGTACATCCACAAGTGGTACAACCAGATGGGTCAAATTTATTAAACACATATCTCATGTCTAAGGCTTCTGCCATTTCTATACATCTGTAACACTTAGAACATAGACATTTATAAAATTGACCTGCGGCATATGTGCTACCGCCTATGGGGTCATATCCAGATTCACCATAATACAAACAACAATTTCCTGTTCTTCCCTCAGTCCCCGCACCACATATTTGTTTTGCTTTAGTTGATAGCGACGTAGTTGAATTAACTTCCTCTTGCAATTGCTCAAACGGTGCAATCTCCTGATATCTATTACTCAACTGGTCGAAACCATCTATAGCATTAATTGCCATCCATGATATTCCGTCAGCGGTAGTTTCTATTCCACCATCAATTCTGGTGGGTTTGGTTGTTGTAAGCAAAGCACCATCCTTGTCTATTCTGTTTTTAACACCAGGCGTTCCAACACACATAAACAAAATTCCACCACTAACAAATAGGTATTGTCCGTTAGCAGTTCCGTCAGACTGATAGGCATGCGGTGCTAGACCAGTTTTCCAATACTTTGTTTCGGTTGCTCCAAAATGTACAACTGTTTTTATATCTTTGGCGAGAATTTTTTGTGCAAACATACTATTATCATTAGCATCGTTGTTGCCTTCTGGAGAGTTATTTATAATATCCGAATTTGACCTGCCAAGACAAAGGGATAGGTTTCGAGAACGAAGGAAATCTCGTACTCCTCTTGCTGTTCCGTTTCTTTTTCCTAATGATTTAGCCATATGAATATCCTATTATGTCCAGCATTGTCCACTACCTGAAGTGCATCCCGTTATTCCAATATTTGGACTGCTTGTTGAGGGATACAGATATATAAAGTCACGAATATATATGCCTCCAAAAGTTAGTCCGGCATCAATATCACCATCCCATGTAGGCCATTGATGTGTTGGCAAATTATAATCAGCAGATATGCCTCCACCACCGACTGCACCCCAACCTTGTCCCATTGTCCAACCACCAGAAGCACCACCGAATGCACCAAGAGTTGCACCAATATATGCGGTGGGACCGTCATAACCAAACGCACTACCACAACAGCCAATACATGCAGAATATCCTGTAGTTCCCAACGCAGAACCTATTCCTCCTGTATTGCTCAAACGATATGCAAAATAATTTCCTAGTACTGGTTGTTCTCCTTGAAGGATATTACCATCAAAATCATCTGGAGGGACATAATCATTAATAGTTTGTTCAAAAAATCCCTTAGTTCCTGCGGGGTGAAGCATTGTATTTAAATCTTCATAGTAAACTGGCAATCCAGTTTCTTCATTAACTACATCAACTCCTGCTTTTATAACATAAGAGAAGTCTTGATAAAAATCACTATCTTGAATTTTATAATTTCCATTTAGGAAACTACCACCAAGATGATTAAGATTTTCATAATAACCAGTAAGACCATCACCCTCACCCCATCGTTGGTCATCAAACTTGCCACCATTTAGACGAAATACGGTTTGTTTAGGATATTGTATGGATATATCAGTTCCTTTAGAACCAAAAAGACTTTGAAAGAAGTATCGATATGCTTCTTCATTACTTTTTCGCATATACAAGTTTTTACGAATACCCTTTAAAAACTCTCTTACATTATCATCCGAAGGTCCAGATGTCGCACCGATAAAATGAGTAGAAAGACCAGTTGCATATGCATATGCAAAATGCTTTAAAAACTTTGTGGGGGTTTCATCTATATCTGATAATTTACCAAACCCACTGTAATGATGTGATGTTTTATTTAATTCATATCCACTTTTAATATATAACCAATTATAATATTCTTGAACAAAATTAACTAGAAAATTAACAGGGTTATTAGATTCTGACCTTTCTAGTATCCAATGAGGAAATAACTCTTTAATGTCAACCATTCTTTCATATTCTACATCTACCTCAGCAACCGCTAGGCCTAACAAAAGAGTTTGATATCTAGTGTTAGCATCAGAGTTTTTATAAATGGTGCCATAAAACATTGTATTAACTTCTTGCGACTAAAGAAAAATTCTCAAAATTTAAATTAGAAAAATACATATTTTCTTTTATATTAAATTTATCAGAACCAATACCACCAGGCTTTACCTTCAAATTAACAGTATTACCAGAAAATATATTTTTAGTTGCATTAACTTCTCCTGTAAACGGATGCCATTTTCCAACACCAGTAATGTGTGTGCTTCCATTAGAATCAACAGCCTCTAACTTTTGAAATCCTTTATTGTCAACTGGACCAACAGTTTGTATTTTTATTTGTGTACCAGCATCAAGTCCAATCAGCTGGTCGTTGTAGACCCAATCTGGTGGAGTATAATAATCAGTTTCAAGAGAACCGGCCAAGCATACATTTCTAAAACTCTGTTTATCTATTTTATAATTAGTAACCGAACATGGTTTTACAAGTTTCAAAGAGAGTTCATTAGAAGAAGCTCTAAAAGATTCATCTATAGAATTTACTATATTAGAAATAGAAGAAGTATTAAAATTTTCTAATTCAAATCTAGGTGCATATGTATCGATGATATTTTGTTTTACAATCGACAGTAAGACATCTTGAGAATGTTCTACTTCATTGGGATCATATATACACTGACCAGAAACAACCCCTTCAAATATTTCTAAATTCATAAATTCTGGAATGATAGTAACACAAGTTTTATCGTTTAGAATATTTAATACGGTTGAAGATATAAATGGGTCTGTTGTTGTATCCAAAGAAACAAAAAGTCTTCCATATCTTGGTGGAGTCATCGTTTCTCCGCCCCACACATTAAATACTGAATAGGGGTCTTCATCACCAGTTACAAATCCCGATTCTGAAAGAATGCCTTTACAATCGTCTATAGTAACTGCTCTGTCTTGTGCAGCGAACCACTTTGGAGCAAAAAATCTGATTGCTTCTAAATCTGGTTTATCTGTACCACCACTAGATAAACCATTACTTGCAGCATAACTGGTAAGGTCTTCCATATCTCTAATGGTAAAATTACCACAAACATTACCAACAGAACCACTACTCTTTAAGTATGAAATTCTTATTTGTTGATTTGGAGCAATTTCTTGCCCTACATTTCCATAAGAAGAATCAAATCCACCACCAAATACTATAAAGAATCCAAGTTCTGTTCTTTCCAACCAATACACTTTACTTGTTTGATTTAATCCTGATTGTGTATTGCTTGCCTTAACCCATTCTTGCCAACCAACATCACTCCCATCAATATTTTGGTCCGAATTATATACTTCCACCCTAATGGTGGATATGTCTATATCTAAACCATAAACGAATCCTTTATTTGTTGTGTCGTCTATAATTAATGGAACTTCTTTTATTAAACTTTTACCTTCCACAATAGTAAATATGTTTTCACCTTGGTCATTCAAAACACCATCTTCTAATGTGTAAAAATTATATAATAATCCAGAAGGAGAATTTCCAGTAAATCTTGTATATCTAGGAACAGCATATCCACCACCACCCTCGGCACCAGATTTAACAAATGCTAATCCTTTAGCAGATGTTTTTCCAGGCACCACATAACCCAAGGGTTTTACAAGTGAAACCATAGATTCTTCTTTTTGTGCAGTATCTAGAAACATCTCATTAGCAGTCATGTTTGCATAATACCCATAATATAAAGTATTATATGCAAGCATATCTAAAAGAACTTGTGCAGCCGAACCTGTGTATTCATAATCTTTAATGTCGTTTTGTGTTTTTAGATGGTCTATGATACTGGATTTAATAGATTCAAAATCAAGACTTCCTAGTTGAATGTTTACATTGCTCATTTTATCTTACCTTCTGTAATGCTACCCGTAAAGTATCTCTTAGTTTGGACTTTCTTCCGTTAAGAATGGTGTAGTTGATTGTTAAATTTAATTGATTTGCAATTCCTGAACTTCCTTGTTTTGCAACATCCGAATCTTCTTCAAAAATAACAGAATCGACAACTGCTCTGGGTTCTAATCTAGCAATTGCTATCTTTATATCCAGTTCCAGCATGCTAGATTGGTGTGGGGTCCACAATTCAAATAAATAATCACGAAGACTTACGCCAAAATCGTCATTGAATCTTTTTTCACCCGGAGAGGTAAGAACTATATTCATAATAGATTGTCTAATTGCATTCCTGTCACCAACCACAGAGATGTCATTGCTGAACGGATTCTTATTTAAATCTATATCAAAATCTATGAATTGAAAATCGGATATTGGCATTGGCATTCCTTTTTTATATGTATAATAATCAATTCCAAAGCCAGTCCCAAATCTCACCAAAGAAACCTAAATGTTCAGAATCATTGGGGTCAATTGGACTACTATCTCTGATTAAATGACAAAGCATCGTATGCTGTCCACCCCTAATCATGTTGTGCTGAATTTCTGCAAGTAACCACCTACCAGCCATTCTTCTTTCTTTTTGCGAATCAATATTTTTATTTGTTATGTTGATTATTTCTCCTGGTCGCAAACTCAAATCTCCACTTAACATAATTGAAGCCTGTTGAGAATTTATCAGAGCCATTTGAGCGTCTCGCCATAAAGGAGTTTCGTTAGGAGTGTCCCAATATGTTGCACTGGTTCTTGTATATTCAATATACTTTTTAAAATTTTCTCCAACACAAGGGCAGTCACAACTGCTTGGGTGGTTTTGGTCTTTCCATAAACATCCCATCCAAGATTTACCCAATTTTTTGTTACCTTCTATTAAATCACATTCTTTTATAGATTCTACAGATTCTCTTATTTGTTCTTTTGTGGGTTCTAATGTGTGGTCTTCGTTACCAAGTATTAAATTTAAAAGACCAGCACCAGCACCAAAACCAGTAACCATATCAACATACCACGGAAAATCAATCAAGTGAGACTCTTTAAAGGGATTTAATTCTTGACATGGGCACATACAAAGAGGATTATTTGGGTCACTGTCTTTACATCCAGAATTGTCCACAGGACCTTCTGGATTAGCACACGGATATTTATCATCAAATGCACCAACAGAATGACCCAACTTGACACTAGGCCATTCGGTGTTAGCAAAGTGAGTGAGTTTTACTAGAAAGTCATGTTCTGCCATATATTTCTCCTAATGTATTTATACAATTTATAGACATACTATACCATTTCTTGTGTTTAAACAATTACATTCACATCCTGCATCAATGCATTCTTGTGGACAAGTTTGCTGTGGAATTTCTGGTGTTCCGGCATCAGGTGTTCCGTCAAGTGTGCCCAGCTGGGAACAATAGCAGTCCGAACAAGTGTAGTGGGGAGGAACATCTACCCAAACCCAATCTGGCAAGTTGCTACCATAATTGCAATTGTTGATGCATTCATTTAATGTAGACACCATACAACCATCACCACACCAACCATCCCAATCACACCAACCATCACCATCCCAATCAATCGCGCAACATACAACATTGCAAGAATGACCAGAACAGGTTTCACAAGGTCCAAACCAATACGGCAGCCAAACATAGGCATTTGAAGTTCCCTCGCTAAATTCCGCGCAGGATGATGCCGTCCCATCATATACAATGCCACCATGGCTGTTGCCCATATTTACACACGCAGACCCCCCTGATGGCGCGTAATGGGTGCAACACGCACCTTTCCAAGCACAAGGACCATCTATACCACAAAATGTATTGTCACCTTGAAATTGACTTCCAGCGTATTGACCACAAGCCGTGCTGCTTATCTCTAAACAGTAACCACAATCATTAAGACAACATGCTCCAAGCGTGGCGTCTGCCCCACAAAAATCATTGCATTGATCAACTACATATCCGAACCACATCCCACCCCATTCATTGCAGAAATCATGTACACAATACCATGCCCCTGAACATAAACAACTAAAATCACTGTTGCAACATGTCCCTTTGTTTGGGTCACATTGATATTCATCTGTGTCGTCATCCAAACAAATTTCACCATCAAGCCAAACACCAAACAAAGCGCCACACGATTTCTCTGTGTGATCATCATGACAAGTTCCATCTATACAACATCCACCTTCTGCATCTGGGTCGCATATAGTACCATCTGTGTCATAGCAAGTGTCTTCTGGCTCGTCTTCTGTACAATTTTCACTATACGCAGTCCAATCACCTGCCAAATCAACCGTACATTCATTTTCAAATGAGCAGTCTTTACAGTTTCCATCATTGTAACAACAATATCCAGGTCTACACATTGGACTTTCTATATCTTCTTCATCGCACATTTGTTCTTCATTATAATATATTGTGTTTGTTGCGGTTTCTAAATCAACACATTCTTGTTCGTTTTTAACATTTACACAATATCCTATACAACTGACGGGCATGTCCCCATCAAAACATTCAGAAATACAACAAGAACCAAATGATTCACAATGTATTTCTTCACCACCAGACACATCCTCACAAAAACAATTGTCGCAAGGATTCCAGAATGGAGTTCCGTTACATTCTTCGTGGGGAAGTACTACACAACTCCATTCACCCCACATATACTCGGTACTTAAACAGAAACTTTCACCACCATCTATACAACAACATGAACCACAACAATCAACTTCATCACACTGCGTGGCATCATGAAATGTATTGGGTTGAGTACCACCAGGGTCCTGCACTCCCATTGAGTAACATTCTTCTGTTGTTACATCATCTACACAACAACAATCTCCCCACGCACCACACTCTCCTAGAGAGTTATTGACACAACACGCACCGCCCACACATCCACTTGTATTGCAGGGGTTATCAGCACACATGTTGTTTGGGTCACTTATTCCTCCCTCGGCGTCACATTGTGTATCGGTTAGTTCTTGACAGTTTTCACAGCCTGCATTTTCCCCATCATCGATACAACATGCAGTTACGTCAACCCCAGGGCAATCTACATCACCACACGAATATCCCGCTCCCTGCCAAGCATCACCAGCATCTGCATCGCAAGATGTTTCCAGACCGTATGTACATCCACCTTCACTCAAACAACACGCACCTGGTTGAGGGCAATCTACATCAGCACACAAAGAACCAATACCATCAAAAACACCACCCTGCGCCGCACAATTCTTAGGCGTAAGTATTGTACATTCGCCTGTATCTAAACAACACGCACCCTCTGTTGGAAAACCACAAATAACATCATTATCGCCACAAACCGATCCTGCTTGCTGCCAAGCATCCTCACCACATGCACTCATACAATCGTCTTCTGTAAAATCGTCATAACATTCAAAACTATCCCAACAACAACATGCACCAACACACGGATCGGGATTGCAAACACTATTGGGGCCTTGAAAAATGCCAAAGGTTTTTTCACACACATGTTGTCTTACCACTTCTTCACATCCATATGGATAACAACACGCACCAATAACATAACAAGCATCACAACTATCACCACTATCACCATATTCATCACCAGTGAGTGTCCACATATCTTCAACATCCGATGGTTCATATCCGGCAGCTTTTGCAAGTTCACAACATTCATATTTGTATACTAAATTACCACCATCGAATCCTTTCCCTTCACTCAAACAACAATCTGGTCCTTGAAGGCTACTCTGAGAACATCCTTCTGCTAAAGAACAGCATAATTTTTTTTCTTGTGGTTCGCAAGTAATATCTCCACATGTCAAATCACAAGAACCAACACCACTCGGATGAACTGCTGAAGGACCATGCCAAATGCCAGGCAATCTATTTCCATTTTCATCTACATGTTTAAAACATTCCCAGACAGTAACATCGTCTAGACAAACTTCGTTTGGTAAACAACATGGTGCAGTTGGAAGACATGGATTTTCAGAAGTATAATTATCTGGTTCTTTGTTATCCCAATAACTATCACTCTCTGTGCATGAATAATTTGGCATCTCACCATCAAGAAAATCTTCACACATAAATCTCCAGAAATCACTATTGCAGGCTCTCAGTTTTAATGTTTCTGCATCGAGTTGAATTTCTGGATGTAAAGTTTCATTTTCCCACCAACTCATTGGAATCTGTGAATTGGTAGCACCCCAAACATTGGAATCATATACAACGACAACTGCACCGGCACCATTAGGTTTCCACACAACTGTACACCCTTCACCGTTACAGTGTCCGACTAGTCCTTTACCTTTTCCTTTTGGAAGGAGTCCACTACTCGAAGAACAATGAAACGAAAATGATTTTGATGGGTCTTCTTCTGAATCTCGTTTTAGAAATGGTCTTTTTGATCGTTGACAACAAGAGATTGTTGTTGCTACATCATCTTCCAATTCAAATGCTTCAAAGGTATTGATGTAGTTTTCATCTCTTTCTTCATCATAATATTCATCATCTCTAAATTTAAAGAATTCTTCTATTTCTTCTTCATCTTCTTGTTGCGCGCAATACAGTGCAAAGTTTCTTAATAGTTCCGCTACTTCTAAACCATCAAGTTGTAATGGTGCTTCACCACTTAAATCGTCTAGACACCTATCAGTATAATAAGTTGAATCTCCATTAAAGAATCCTATCTTCTCTTTACATTCTGTTCCTTCCATTGGACTTCCACTGGATTCTCCCATAACAATTAATTTACCACCAGACCTAACCCATTCACGGATTTCAGGCCAATCACTTTCGGGTGGTGGAACAGTAACAATGTCAGAACCGCACAATGGACCCTTCATTTCACCAGCACCATCTGTATTAGCATGTTGAGAACCAAAGTTCTTTCCAATAGCACCAACGAATGCCAATTTATGACAACCAAGATTACCTTCACTACCAAGAGTACAGTGCATTGTGCAATCACCTTTTGGTAATAGTGGTCCATCCCAATTGTCTATCCAATCTGTAAATGCTTGTGGTGACCATGGGAGAAGTCCCATAGGAGAATCATATTGATAGAATGTAGATTCTGGAACAGGGAATGGATATCCAAAGTAATCTGGGTATTCATTCCAACAAACATTCCACTCACATTCTTCAGGATAAAACTCCCAACCATCTTCAGGGTCGTGGTGAAAACACAGATCACCAAAATGTAAATTGTCTTTATGTCCAAAGGTAAATACTTCTCGTCCGTCCCATTCCTCATCACCTTGATTTCGTGTGGGTTCATATGGAGCAAATTCTTCAAAGTCTGTTGCACTAATTGTAGTTGTGCCCAACGCACATATAGGACAATTCGCTTCACCACCACCATAACGATATTCGTTATCCCAATCTTTACAAGGTTTATCCCCGCAACAGCAACATGTTTTTATGGTTCTCATAATATAAGTATACTAATTAAGAAAGACACCCGCACAGTCCATCATGTGCATTTGGAACATCGAAGAAGTATATGTCTTTTGGAATAGTTGGGTCTGGTTCACCCAATGGGTCTTCTTCTCTTGGAGCAATTGTCCCCTTTACAATTTCTCCGTCTTCATTTAATTCTCCTAGCATGTAGTTAGGAATTCTATACATCTGTACAATGTGGTGTTTCATAGTCCAAGGCCCATCCATTATACCATTACCATCTTCATCTTCTAATGCACATGGGTCTACCAACATATCACCATCCTCTGGAACTTGAAAATACCCACCGACTGGCATCATTTGATATGATTCGGGATAATCATTATATTCTAAATCAGCAACATTAATTCCAGGACCAACATTAACATTAACCCCTACCATTTCATTCATTAATTCATTCAAGTTATAAGCGGGGTTTGTCCACTCTGATTCTGAAGTGGGATTATTTTCTCTAAATGTTCCTGCTAGTCCTTTACCTTCAGGTGGTTTAACAATTTTTACTGGCGAACCTTCTGGACTAATATCTGTACCCAAATTGTCTTCCACATGGTCACTGGGCCATATCTCAACTTCTCTCCAAGAGTATTCGTAGATTCCACCCCTATCATCTTCTGTGACTTTTTTTGCATCTTCAATAACTGCAAGAAAGACAAAGGGTTTAATAGTTTGTTTATCACAACAAATCGAGTGTCTGTACACATTAAACTTTTCTTTAAGATTCATTACTTGAAGGTGTTCTTTAATTTTATCGGATATTGGTTTTTTAATATCTTTTTGAATGGTTTTTATTATTTCCCCTTCAAGATTTGTTTGGTCGAACATTGTTTGCCAAAGTTTATCATTTCTTTTTCCTTGCTTTCCTTCTAGTGCCGCAGAGCCAAGAAAATCATAAGACTTTTCTCCATGATAATTATACGGAGAATCAAAATAACCATACAGTCCAGTTACATCATGTTTTCTTACTGACTTTCTTTCTATGTTTACTGGATTCTTAACATCAATAGAAGTTTCTATACTATTTGGAAGAAGTTTAAATTTTTCTACCCTTCCCCCATCCTCATGGTCACCCCATTTTCCATCTTCCCCATCCTCATGATAACCATATGTAACAATTTCTCTGCCTCCCCAATTAGTTGATAGCGGATGCGTATGTGCAGTCGTAAAATCTACATATTCAAAATAAGGGTCTTCATATGATGGTTTTATTCTTTCATAATATGATGTATATGCACCAGACTTGAACGCATTTAAATGGTCATACTCACTAAAGTTTATTATCGATTTAATATTTTTGTTACCAACCCCTTCACCATCATCATCTACATCAGCAACTCTATATTCGTTTGCTCCACCATGCGCACCACCATAAAGAACACCCTTTTCTTTTGCATCTTTAATCATTTGTCTAATAGATTTAAAGTGCCATCCACCCAAGTCTGCATAAAATAAATAATTTACACCACCCAAGTCTTCCGTAACAGCATTTTCTGCAAGGTTATTCATAAGTTGCATAAGGTTTGGTGGATGAACATCTTTGCCCCAAGGATACATGCTTTGATTTTTTTTCAACCATATCCAGTTATGTGTAGTATCTTTAAGGTCCATTGGTTTTTGAGCGTTGGAAAATCCGTCTACAGCCTCAGGATTTAAATATTTTTCTGCTAACTCATTTACTAAACCACCATCACCTACAATTGGTCCAATAAAATCTTCATCCATATAATCTAGATTGTCCCAATCTAATATGTAACTTTCACAAGACACAAATTCAACTTCCCACCCGGAACCATACCTAGCACTTGGTCCAGATGTTGCTTCTGTTGCTTCATTACCTGTTGCTCTTACATCATTCACACAGAAGGTTAATTTGTGTTCAGAATTTTCAATCTCTGGAGATTCCATTTCTATGTCTACAAATTCATTACCTGTCATATTAAAATAATCACCAACAGAACTTGGTTCTTTAAATTTTAGAGAACCAATAATACCGTTACGCATTATATTTTCATTAATTTGCATACTAACGAATAGTTCTTCTATTGCACCACCTTTTGTTGGTGCAGGTATAATTTGAAGTTCTGTTTCACTTCGTTTATTTCGTATAACTATTTTTTTTATATTAATGTCTGATAGTGTTTGCTTATCCATCATTATTCACCCTTGATATCATTTTCATGTGTATGTTACAATTTTGGTAGTTCCTCTTGGAACATTACCACCTAATAAAGATTCTATTTCAGTAGCAACCAAAGCTGCTAAATTTGCATTTAGTAATTTAATAAATTTATTTCTATCATTGTCATATACCATTTCTTCTTCAACAGTAATTATAGAAACTTCCTCTGGTAAATCTTTACCTGTCATATATTTATATAACAAAGTTCCAGTTAATCCACACATATTACGAAACTGAAAATAGTCGTGAGTTAGTCCGTCAGTAGTATAAGGATTCAGTTCATTTATTCTATCACCACTCTGATATGAAAATCTAGAAACGCCTTCTTTAATAGAAGTTTTCTTTTGTATCTTTGCAAATGTTGCACCAGCAGTTGCACACAGTGGTGCAGCATCCGAATCGGGTGCAGTAAATGCAGTACATGATGTAGCACCCACATTTTGTCTGAAGCAACCAGTTTGCCCAAAACCAGATGTTATTTGATTAGTCGGCTGCCCCTGGTCATCCAAACCAAATGCACAAATTTCAGCACCTTCATCAATAGTACCACCTTTTCTTTTTACATTTATTCTGTGAAAAAGCCTATCATAAGAATCCACTACTCCAAAATGGTTTATGTCAATTCCACCAGTTGCATCTACATCTCTCTTAACAACTATATCACCCTCAGAAATATTCAAGTCCTCTAATACAAAATAACTATCTCCATTTATAAAATTATTAAATAATGATTTTATTTGAGATTGAGATTTGGGCCATTCTGAATTTACATCAATAATATTATTTGAAAATAATACTAACCACCAATATCTTGAACTTCCATAATACGTTCTTGCAACATCATCGGGTCTAGAACCTTCTGGTACTAATACTTCTACAAAGTTTTGGGTTTCCTCAAGTGTCTTATCTGTAAATTTTACTCTACGAAAAATATCCATCATTTCTAAATCGGGTATGCCAGGAAAACTATAATTAATATTTTCCATTTTTTCAAAATACATTATTATTAATCTCCATCTTGATCATTCATCCTTACCACCACGAAGTTGACTTCTGGATTGTAATCCACCTTCTGGTCCAGTATTGATCGCAGGTTCTACTTCAACGAAGGTCAAAGATAGTGCAGTAGCCGCAGGATATCCACCTCTTGTTTGGTGTAATGTACCCTGTGCAGTTTTTATATTTACCTGTGACAGAAAAGAAGGTAATGGGTCGATAACCCAAACATCGTTCAATTTGTTAACATAGTCAAAAGTACTAATTTGCCAAATAGGAGGATGAATTACTCTAGAATAAACTTCATCATTAGAAGACATAGGATATGCCATTCTCTGAAATGTCTTAACAATTTTATCAACATCTTGTGCTTCCGTTATATTTTTTGGAATAAGAATCCATGTATATGCATGCTTCCGCATCTCTGCTCCTTTAAATATATTATCACTTTCGTCCATAGGTCTTTGCCCGTACATAGCAGAAGTTCCAATAAAATCAGATAAAAGTGTTTTCGCCCCAAACCAACTCCTGAAAGTTTCTGCCCATCCACCCGGAGTCATATCCCAAACACCACCAGTGGTTTCTGATTGGCCTCTATTATAACTTATTTGTGTATCATCAACAAGATTAATTGATAAAGGTAGGGTTATATCAGCAAGAGTCCCTTTAATTGCATTATCTCTGAACATTTGTTTATTCTTATAGGTGTCTGCTTTGAAATTAAGAGAAACTGGAATTTGCATTCCACGGTCCGTTACTCCACCAAACCCATCAGAAGGGAATTTCAACTTGCCGGCGCTAAATCGCGAGATAACCTCTGATGTGGAGTCTGGTGTAAGCGAGTCTTTGACAAATTTAGCTGCGAGGCCAATCCCAAGGCCTATTATTAATGGATTTGGCATATTTTTGAATACTCCTTCTTGTATAATATATATCTAAAGAAACGGTATAATTTATGGCATATAAAACAAAATATAAGACAATTAATCCATCAAAGTATATAGGAAATCCAACGAATATCATATGTCGTTCTTTATGGGAGAGGAGAGTATGCAAATACCTAGACTATAATAAGAATGTCATAAGATGGGGCAGTGAAGAAGTAATAATTCCATACTATTCTCCTGTAGACAAAAAGAATCATAGGTATTTTCCCGATTTTATAGCAGAAATAAAAACCAATAATGGTGAGGTCAAAACCTACATCATAGAGGTAAAACCAAAGAAACAAACGATACCACCAAAGAAAAAGAAACAAACTAGGTCATATATCAAAGAATGTTTGACATATAGTGTAAATGAAGCGAAATGGAAATCCGCTAATAAATATTGTAAACAAAAAGGATGGACTTTTATTATTCTTACAGAAGATACGATATTGCCGTAATTTTATTATAAATAATAAGAGGAAACTATAAAAATGGCATCAACATCATCAATAGACTATTTCAAAAACACATTTCTGAGAAATGGACTGGCAAAACCTTCTAGATATCGTATAGAATTTGCAAATATTCCAAACGGTGGTAATAAATACTCAAACCCTATATTTCCAGCAGAATCTTTAAACCTACCGACTAGAGGTTTTATAACCACAGATGAACAATGGTTTGGTCCCAAAAGAACCGTTCCTATTGGTAATTCATATACTGGAGAAGTAGTTGCCGTTTTTCCTGTATCATCAGACCAAAGAGAAAGAGCATTTTTTGAAGGATGGATGAGCTCAATAGTTCCTGACCATCTGATGAAGTGGGGCTTGTACCCAGAACAGCATAATTATTCAACTTTTGTTGGTATAGCACACATGTCAATAAAAACATTAGACGAATCAGATAAAGTAACATCTACATATGAATTCCAGGAAGTTTATCCATCAACCATATTTCCTTCATCTCTAGGTGCAAATATGTTTAATGATTATACAAGATTACAGGTTGCATTTAAATATAGACATTATGCATTCCACTCTGGCGACTCCCCATCGGGCTCCCCTCGAGCGGTGAAGTATAATATTAAGTGATATAAATATAATAAAGTGAGGTAAATAATATGAACAGATTGTCAAATTTATTAGTGTCAGATATTCCAAAATATGAAGTAGTTCTTCCATCTTCTGGTGATAAAAAATCATTTAGACCTTTTTTGGTAAAAGAAGAAAAGATACTTCTTCTTGCTCAACAGTCAGAAGAAGCTTCTTCCATGATTAGAGCAATAAAGAATATAATAGAATCGTGTGTCGATGATATAGAAGATGTAGGCTCATTACCACTATTTGATATAGAATATATATTTCTACAAATAAGAGAAAAGTCTGTGGGGGAAGGTATCGAACCCGTGGTTGTGTGTCCATTTACAAAAGAAAATATACCAGTAAAGGTATTAATACCAGACATAAAAGTAACAAAGACAGAAGGACACACAAAAGAAATAAAAATAAGCAGAGAAATCATACTAAAAATGAGATATCCCACATTAGATGATTTAGATAAAAGAGATGGTGTTATTGATTATGAAGACCCTTCTACTTTCTATGATTTAATTTCCGATTGTATAGTTTCCATACAAACAAAGTCTGAATTAATTAATTCATCTACTATACCTAAAGAAGAAATGTTAGAATTTGTTGATAATATGACCAAGAAACAGTTTGAAAAAATATTAGATTTCTTTTTAACATCCCCTAGAGTAGAACATAAGGTTTTATATACCACATCAGATAATGTTGAAAGAGAGGTGGTGTTGTCAGGACTTTCGGATTTTTTCGGCTAGGGCTCAGCCACATGAGTCTTAAAGATTACTTCCAAACCATATTCCAGATGGTACAACACCACAAATATAGTCTAAATGAATTAGAAAATCTTATTCCGTGGGAAAGAGATGTGTATTTGGCTCAATTAATTGAATATATAGAAGTAGAGAATGAGAGAATAAAATTAGCACAGATAGAATCAGAAAGGGCTGGTTCAAGAACAAATTTGGTTGGGTAAATTAAATGAAGAATAAAAAGAAAATTAAACAAAATATTATTTCCCACTTTAATAAAAGAAAGAATGGAGATGCTGTCAATATAGTTCCAAAAGATAAAAATCCAATACCCAAAATACTCAACCCCATTGAAAAGAAAAAAAAGGAACAACCAAAAAAAGAACAAAATTACATTCCAACAGAACTTAATGAATCAATATTAAAATTAAATAAAAGAATAGACTTTATTATCAATAAACCAAAAGATTATCTCAATACAAAGACAATAGAGAAGCACTATACAGACACCAAAAACAACAACACAATAGAGAAGCATTACAACACAGACACTAAAAACAACAAAAGAATAGAGAAGCATTACAACACAGACACTAAAAACAACAAAAGAATAATTAATATTCCAAAGGAAATTAAAATTCCTTCTGTGATAAATCCAGTATCAATAGAAGAAAAGGCTTCACACAAAGAAACCAAAAATATAAAAAATGTACAGAACAACATTAAAAAAATGTTATTTCATAATCATCACAGAAACGAAACCAAAAACAACAATGTAAGAAATAATAAGAATATTAAATTACCAACAATAACAAATAACACCAACAATAATAAAAACCCGTTATCTTTTACAATAAACAAAACGAATATATCAAATAAAGCATTATCAAATATACTAGAAAGAAACACAGATACTAATACCAATAGAATAAATAAGAAATATTTTACTATAGATAAGTCAACAGTAAATAAAATATTATCTGGTAAATCACAAGTTCCTAAAACTATACCTGCATATGGTGAAGGTACACCGGCCGGTTCACCAGTTGAAAGAACATTTGGTGGGAAATTGGCTTTACTGGCCGACAAAGGTGAAGACGAAATAGTGACACCAGTGTCGAAGATAAAAGAAACGAAGATTAAAGATACTATGAAAGATGGTAATAATAATCTTCGACCAGTTATTAGACAAACTGTTAACCAGTACGGTCAAAACTCAGCACAAATAATTAAAAATCAAAACCAAACATTATCAACAGTTGCAAACAAGTCAATGTTGGAAAATAAAACATTAAAACAACAAGAATCTGAAACGGCAAAGCCTGCCGTTGACTCTACTTCGGCGCCAACCATTATCAATAATACGACTAATAATAATAATAATTCAGGCAACGGACCTTCTCAAAGTTTTGGTGGAGGCACTAAAGCCAGTGAGTCTATGGGATTACAAACTCAATATCCAATATGGCGTAGAGGATTTGGTTAATAAAAAAAAAGGAGTCGTAAGACTCCTTTTTAAGTGAAAATTAGAACGAACTATTCATTTGCCAACTTTTCAAAGTAAGAAAGGGCATCCGTTTCTTCAGTTCCTTCTCCAAATGCTTTTTCTGCTCCTGCAACTCCACCATCTTCTGATTCACTAACAGTCTCAGCAGTAGTTGATGTGTCTTGTGTTGTTTGACGAATATCCGCACCAAGAACTGCATCTCGTTTTATTTTCAATTCATCATATGATTTGAAATTCTTAGAGTCAGTAAACTCAGTAAGTGCATATTGGGTTTTCCAAAGTTCTTCCAATTTGGCATCATCACCATCAAACAATGCCGAGGCAGATTCAAATTCACTCTTATCATAATTAATAAAACCTGCAACCTTACGAACTTTCAACTTGAAGTTTGCACCCTTCCAGAAATCGAATGGGTTGATTGCTTCTTCATCTGCAAATTCAGGGTTCATTGATTCATTCACTTTATCAAAAATCTTCTTACCATATTTGTAAAGAAAGACCTTACCTTCGTTTTGAGGGT